ACAACTGGCGGCGCGGTTATTTCAGTGGCGGGGGTATAGCGGCGGAGACCATTGGGGCATAGTGCTGTGAACCCTGTGCCATGACGATAAATCGTTAACGGTGGGGACGCGGTTGCAGACGCGGCCGACCACGCTACGCTGATAATCTCACTCCCACGCGTCTTCCTCTTTACCACTTCAACAGCCAGCGTCACTTAAACCACCGCATCGGTCGTTCCCGCGCCGCCAGTTGTCTGAGCCGTTCAGGCGAGTTCTGGCGGTGCTTACGGGTCCTTACTTGCGACATCGGAACACAAGCGGGGGATCCAAGGGGGCGGCTATGGGGTGTCATATAAGATTGGAATTAATGAAACCGGGGTTTTGGTGATACTTTAGTTTTATTTTGTTAATCCGTTCATGGACTTATGAAAAAGTGAAAGCCGAAATGGGCCTGATTTTAACTTTGGAAAAAATCGGGGCTTTTTCGGCTTTTTTGTCAGCCAACCTTGGAACGAAATCAGTCCGCCGGCGGGTCGTTCGGCAGCCTCATGTGGAAGGTCTGGTCGTCTTTTTTCAGTGTAGCCGGGTGGGGCAGTCTGAGGGGGGCCGGTCGGTTTTTCAGCCACTCTAAAAATTCGGGAAACCTTTTAATTACTTCTACTTGCAGCCATCCGCGCCGGGCTTCTTTCTCTCCCCAGTATTCATCCCAAAGGTCTTTAAACTCCGCCACACTCAAATCCAATGCCTTTTCTTCCGCTATCCTCTCGTCATTGTTGGGTGTTTTTTTGATGGGCGGCGGACTCTCAGTTGGCGTCCGATGTGTTTTGGACGGTGCATTATCTGGGAATTTTTCATACCCAAAAACAAGCTTATCTCGTGATACGCCAAGTGTTTTTGAAAGCTCATCTGTCCATTCGTCAGGAATATAGCCACGCGATATTGCTTGATTAATATCTGAAGGCTCCACTCCTAAAAAATGGCTTAAATCTTCAACGCTATCTCCCTTTAGAACTCTAATCATTCTGCAAACTTGCTCGGTGGCCTGGCGTTTTGACCCGCTATCTAGAAACTGCCCGGCTACGGCGGTTAGGGTCTCTAAAGCCTCACCGGTTCTTTTAAATTGTTCTAACACTCCTGGGGCTACGCCTGTAAGCTCCTCCAAAGGTACGCCAGATTTTTCTGAAATAGCCTTGTACCATGTAAAAGGAATGGATTGTTTTTTGATCGCTTTACTCACGGTTTGGGGCGATACTCCGAGAATTCTCGCCAAATCAACCTGTTTGCTTATTTGAGCAGCATCCATCAATCGCCTTAAGCGTTGATTGAAGGTTCCGCAAAGATTATTGCTTTGTGGAACTTTTTGCGGAACCATAAAAATCACCTCAATGGCTTATAAATAAAGGCAATCGCCCAATAAGGAAAAATATTTTTGCGGAACTCAATTATTAGGTTGATTTAATCAGCCTAATAGATTATTATCAAATGCAAGGCCGTTAGATAATTGATGTCTTGTTTTATCACTTTACCACTGCCCCGGCTGTGAATCAATATCAAGATTTAGACGGGCTGAAGCAACGATTTAGACAGCAAAAAGGATGCACTATGGCCAAGCAGAATAACTTTCCAGAAATGGCCGTTACCCGCCTCATGAACAACCCTGACCTTCACACTTTTATAATTGTATCCATCGCCTGCTATGCCCAGGCGATGAAAGATAGCGACGATAAAGATATCGACGTTGGTGACTTCTTGACCCATATTTCTCCACAGGCGTGGCGTGCTCAGGCATCAGAAGTTATGCAAATTATTCAAGAAGTTACGCAAGACCACTAGGCCAGCCATGAAAAATAGTACGACGAAAAACATTTATGAGGCGGCGGCATGACCCACCAGCAACTCAGCCTATTTGACAGTCCGGCACAACGTATCGCCGTTTTGGGGCGGGCGGCAAAGTGCGCCTTGCGGACGGCGGTGGAATCATCAAATTTCAGTCGGGCCGAAGTCGTCTTCCATGCTAACAGCCTAGCGGCCGAAGCAGGCGTGGCTATGTGCGCGGGCAACGGGGCTTTAAGTGAGGCCACTTTTAATAAATGGCTTGACTTAACGTCCCCAGGCCATTTGCCGGGTCTAATTGGGTTAACCATATTGTGCATAGTGCTTAAAAATGCTGACGCATTGGCGACAGCCTTAGTGGCGCAAGGCTTAGAGATTATGGGGCCGGAAGATAAAATTTACCGGGACATGGGCCGGGCACAATATGAACTTAAGCAAGCCCGCCGGGCATTGAAGGACGCCGAGTCAAAAATTGAAAGAGGAACCAATGGCTAAATATATCCATAAGGTAGGGGCGGGCAAATCCCGTGATTATTGGGAAATCAAGCAATGGATTGAAAAAAAAGGGATTACCGTGCAAAAAATTGCCCAAAGCCTGGACGTACATCCATCCACTGTCAGCCAGACGATAAGGGGCTGTCGGAATGTGCGCCGAGTTCTGAAGGGGTTGTTAGAAATGGGCTGTCCGGTAAGCATTTTAAGCTTGCCGAAAGACATGATGTCGGCCGAATGATGCAAGATAAATATACGGCTTCCGAAATTGCCCCGATCCTGGGAATAAGTGAACGCGCCGTCCGCAAGAGGGCTGCGAAGGAAAGCTGGCCTCTGAAAAAACGAGCGGAACGCCTGGGCGGCAATCATTATTACTATGTCACTCTCCCCTCAGGTGTCAAAGCGTCCATAGCCAAACACTTGGCGGACAAAATTCCTAAAAAGGTCATCGACAATACGGTGATCCCGGATTGGTCGCATAAGATCGGGCTGGCTCGGTTCCAGATCGTGACCGGCTGGCGGGATTTCTGCGACAAGCAACGTAAGCGCGGGGTCAAAAAGACCCAGGCCACAGCCGATTTCCTGGGCGCTTACAATGGCGGCCAGCTGCTGCCGGGGCCTTTCGAGGTTATCGGCCAGGTGAAGCAGTCCACCATCTACAACTGGGACAAGACTTTGCGGGAAAATGGCGACGATTATTACTCCATCTGTGATCGGCGGGGCCAGTGGAACAAGGGCGGGAAAAAGGGCCAGGGCCAGTTGTCGGCGGAAGCGGCCGAAGCCTTTCTTTCGGCCTGGCTGGCCCCTAACAAACCATCGGTGACCATGGCCTACAACGTCATGGAGGTCATTCTGCGGAAGCGGGAGGCTGAAATCCCCTCCCTGGCCACGGTCTACCGTTATGCCCGGCGTTACCAGGAGAACAATTACAATATCGTCGTGCTGAAGCGCGAAGGTGAAAAAGCCTTGAATGATAAGGCTATGCCCTATATCCGGCGTAATTCCGATCTGCTGGAGGTGGGCGACTGCCTTTTCGCCGACGGCCACACCCTGAACTTTGAGTGCCTCCACCCGGAGACCGGTCAGCCCTTCCGGCCGACCCTGATTCTGTGGTTCGATTGGAAAAGTGGTATGCCGGTAGGCTGGGAGATCATGCCGACTGAAAACACGGTGGCCATTTCTTCGGCTCTTTATATGGCGATAGTCCGCTTGGGCGTATATCCGAAAGTGGTCTATCTGGACAACGGCCGGGCCTTCAAGAGCAAATTTTTCACCGACAGCACGGATTTCGAAGAATTGAACGGTCTTTACTCCCGCCTGGGCATCGGGCTGCAACTGGCCAAGCCTTATCACGGCCAAAGTAAGGTGGTGGAGCGCTTTTTCGGAACCTTCAACGAACAGTTTTCCCGCTTGATGCCCAGCTATACCGGCCGGAGCATTGACGACAAGCCGGCCTGGCGGGCCCGCAATGAAAAATATCACCAGAAACGGCATGAAAAGCGGGCCGGCATTCCTACCCTGCGCCAAGCCATGGACGCCTTCGAAAAGTATGTCTACTGGTACGCCGACCGGCCCCACGCCCGCATCACCGGGAAAACCCATGGCGAAATCTTCATGGCCGGCCAGGGGCCCGGAGTGGAGACTGCCGAACTGGACCGCCACTTCCTTTGGTCGCAAAAGGTGCGGCCGCAGCGGGCCGGTTTCACTCTGGCCAAAGTTCGCTATGAGTCTGACAGCCTTTTCGGCCTGAATAAGGAAATCATCATCCGTTTCTCCTGGGCTGATTTGAGCGTGGTTCATCTGTTCGATCTGGAGGGGAATAATCTGGGCCGGGCCTATCCCCAAGAGGAAGTCCATCCTCTGGCCGACAAACTGGGCGACGAACACGACAAGGCCATGGTGGCCGATCACAACCGCCGCTATGCCCAACTCAAGAAAGAAACTATGCGGGAAGCCCGCCGTCTGGATGGCGACTTGGATCAACTGCCGGGATTCAGGAGTCTGTCCTTTGTTCCTTCGGGCCAGTCGGCGGCGGAGCCCAAGCTGCCTGAAGCGGAACCGGTTTTTGATTTGAGTGTGGAAGAACGGGCCCGGCTGGATGCGGTTTATGAAAATGCGGTTCGGGATATGGCCGCCAAACCGGCCGTTGAACGCCCGCCTTATTTCCAAAGCGAATATGACAAATATGACTGGCTGTTTGAATTCAGCCAGGAGGGCTATCAACTGACGGCCGAAGATATGGCTTTTATGGCCGAATATGAAGCCTCGGAAGAGTATCTGTATCACACTGGGGCCAGATATGAAGAATTGAAAAAACTGGGCCAAAGCTATGACAAGGGAGCGATGCAATGAAACAGGGGATTTTTGTTGAAACCAAGAACGTGGCGGCCTTCCGGCGGGGGGTGGAAACCCTGACCAACCGGGACCGCTATCAACCGGGCTTCATGGTGGTCCAGGGTGAAAGCGGCCGGGGCAAGAGCCAGGCGGCCATCAACTGGCACGGCCAGAATGGCGGCGTCTTCCTGCGGGTTTGGGAAGGCTGGACTCAACACGCCTTCCTGCAGGCCCTGGCCTTCGAGGTGACCGGCGGCAAGGTCCACGGCGCGTTTAACTGCAAACGCGAGGTGGTGGACCACCTGATGGCCGAGCCGGTTCCGATCATCGTGGACGAAGCCGACCGCCTGGACATCCGGCGGATTGAAGATCTGCGGGATGTTCACGAAGCCACCGATGTCAGCATCATCCTGATCGGCGAAGAGGGTTTCTACCCGAAACTCAAAAGCCGGCAGCGCATTTACAGCCGGGTGGCCGAGGTCATCAACTTCGCCCCGGTGGACAAGGCCGACATCATTCTCTACGCCGCCCAGGCGGCCGACCTGAAGATCAGTCCGGAAGCGGCGGCCTACCTGGCGGCTGAGGTCCACGGCAGCTTCCGGCTGGTCCACAATCTGGTGGCCAAGCTGGAAGCCTTCGCCAAGGCCAGCCAGGTTCAGATTATCGACCTGGAGGCCCTGGCCGGGGCCGGGCTGGCCGGCAAAAAAGGCGGCCGGAAATGACCGCCCATGTTTCATATGTGGTCATGGCCAGGGAAGTTCTGTCCAAAAGGCTTTCCGAAGGTTTCACCGTGACTACTCAGGATGAATTGATGGAAGCCCTGAGCGTTTTGCCGGAGGAAAAACGTCGGGTTTTCGAGGCCATCAGGCAATTGAAACGCCGGGGCGAACTGATGGCCGAAGGCAAAGGCTTCAGGTATCTGCCGGAAGCCTCACCGGAACCCCTGTCGGATCGGATCTATAGGGTGATCAGGGCCCACAACGGCGGATTCACGGCCAGTGATATTTCTTCGATTGCTGAAATCAATCCGGCCCGGGTCCGGAATTTCATTGAATCCCTGGCCGCCACGGGGTATTTGAAGGCCGCCGGACGCCAGGGCCAGACCAAAATATGGATGGCGACCCAGCTTTGCCGGGAGACGCCCAAGCCGCCCCGCCTGAACTACAGCCAAGGCTCTTTTGTCCTGGAGCGCCGGGCCGTGGCCAGGCTGGTGGACATTTTTCTGAGCGCCGCAGATCTGGCCGGCGAGCGCACCGCTGAAAACATTCGTGAGCAGCTTGAAATCTTAAACCGCCGCTTCGGCGTGAAAGGAACCATTGATGATAGCCAAAAAGATTGAGCGCGTGAACAAGGATTTGGAAGTGTTGAAAATGAAGGTGGAGCCGGGGGTCTGGCGGACGATCCGCGTGGCCATGAATGAATTGACCGACATTGCCGCCAACGTGCGGGCGATGGAGCTGCGCCTGCGTCAGTCGGCCGTGCCGGCCGGGCTGGGCCTGGTTGAGGCCTTCACCGAGCCGGACGCCGAGGGCCAGATGAAGGTGAATCTGTCGAAGGTCGGCGTTCTGTTGGGCGATATCGCCCAGGTGATTCAGGACAACGCCAGCCGCCGGTCGGGGCCCTCGCGCCGGAAATCGCGCGGCCGGCTGGCCAATCGGCCTCGCCTGAACCTGGTCGCTTCCCGGGGAGGTCAGTGATGGCCAGGAAAAAACCGGTGCCCACGGTGATGATCGCCAACAGCGCCGAGGCTGATCGGGTGTTGGAGGAGCTGGCCGATCTTGAACGCCAGGCCAACGTGGTCAAGAACGCCATGAATGAGGCCATCGACCAGGCCAAGGCCAAAGCGGCCGAGGACATGGTGGAGATCGGCACCCGGGTGAAGGTGTTGGAGGCAGCCCTTAGCGGCTTCGCCCTGGCGAACAAGTCCACCCTGTTCAAGGACAAAAAGAGCCTGGAACTTGATTTCGGCACCCTGAGCTTCCGGCGCTCCAGCAAGATCGTGACCGCCGGCAAGGGCGTCACCTGGGAAATGGTCCTGGAGAAAATCAAGGATCAGGGCTACACCGAGGCCATCCGCATCAAAGAGGAAGTCAATAAGGAGGCCCTGGCCGGCTGGGATGACGACAAGCTCGGCCAGGTCGCCGTCAAGCGCAAGACCGAGGACAGCTTCGGCTATGATTTGAAACAACAAGACCCTGGCCTGGCTCAAACCCAGGCCGCATAAGCAAAGGAGATGAGATGAACAAGGCTGAGCTGGCGGCCAAAACCGCCGAAAAGATGGACGCAACCAACAAAGCCGGGCTGGCGGCGGTCGAAGCCGTCTTGGAGTCGATGACCGAAGCTCTGGTGGCCGGCGAAACCGTGGTCATCGCCGACTTCGGCAAATTCATTCCGGTCCAGACCAAGGCCAGGACCGGCCGCAACCCCAAAACTGGCGATAAGATCGATATTCCGGCCAAAATCGCCATCAAGTTCAAACCGGGCAAAGGTTTGAGCGATAAAGTCAACGACGGCGAAATGCCGTTCTGAACCAATCAGAAAAGGACAACACATGACCATTAAAATGACGGAAGACCAGATTTTGAGCATGGAGCGGGAAGTTCGGGAATCAACCGGCCTGAATTGGCAGTTCATCGAAATCAATACTGACGGCGGATATTTTAGCTGGCAGTTGATCGTCCCGATGGATGGCGAACGGATCAAAGTGTCGGCCATCAGCTACCCCGACACCCCTAACTCCCTGGTCTCATTTGGCTTTGACTGCCAGCCCCGGCTTTTTCTTGAACTTCTGAAAAAGGCTGCGGCCTAATGCGAAACCGCCCCTCGGGGCGGTCATCGGAGCGTGGCGGCTCCGATCTGATGAGCAGCTGGGGCGTTTAAAATGACTGCTTATTATAATGAAATAGACTTATTCGCTGCGGACTGGCTTCGTGAGTTAATAAAAGCTGACCATATTGCACCGGGCGAAGTCGACACCAGGAGTATTGAAGATGTCACCCCAAACGATCTTGCCGGATACGACCAATGTCATTTCTTTGCCGGGATCGGTATATGGAGCTATGCCCTTCGCCGGGCCGGATGGCCTGATGATCGTCCCGTCTGGACCGGATCGTGCCCATGCCAGCCTTTCAGCTCGTCAGGCAAAAGAAAAGGGTTTGCTGACGAGCGGCACCTTTGGCCCGCGTGGTTCCATCTCATCGATCAGTGTCGTCCTGGCGCAATCTTTGGCGAACAGGTTGCGAATAAGGACGGACTTGCTTGGCTCGACCTTGTACAAGCTGACCTGGAAGGAACGAATTACGCCTGCGGGGCGGTCGATACCTGCGCTGCGGGCTTCGGTGCGCCGCACATCCGGCAAAGGCTGTATTGGGTGGCCCACTCCCAGATCGGTGGAATCGGGCCATACGACGGGAAATCCAGCCCGGATGTTCGACAAAAAAAGTCGGTTAGAGGACACGGTTCATCTTTCCGGTTGGCCGACGCCCAGAGCGGCCGAAGCCGGACCGGATTTCGCCATAGACAACAGGCTGAAAAGCGGCGGCTGGTCCTTACAGACGACAGCGCAACTCTCGGGCTGGAGAACACCGAACACGGTGGACGCCAAACTCGGAAGCAGAACAGGAAAAGGACAGGTTCAGTTGTGCCACCAAGCAAATCTGGCGGGTTGGACAACCCCCTCAGCAACAGACGGCGAGAGAGCCGGGAGTATAACGGCGAATATGAGCGGGAGCAGCTTGACCCAGCTCACGACATTGGCCGGCTGGGTAACGCCCACAGCGAGGGATCACAAAATGTCTTCTCACCGGAATCGGGCCAAGGGCGAACTATTGGACGGCCAGGTGAATTTGGTGAACTGGACAACCGAAGATGGCCCGGCCCGGCTAACGGCCACTGGCAAAATGCTGACTGGCTCTTCTGCCGGGATGGGCGGTGGCGGCCAGTTGCACCCGGCTCATTCCCGTTGGCTCATGGGCTTACCAATCGAGTGGGACGCCTGCGCGGTTATGGTAACGCCATCAACGCGCCGCAAGCGGAAGCGTTCATAAGAGCCTTTATGGAAATAACTGATTTTCTTAAATAGTAGTATGCTTCCGTTGCCCTGATGAGCAGCTTCGTATCATTATATATATGGAGGGATCATGACAACTAAAATTGAATGGTGTGATGCGACAATCAATCCGGTGGCCGGCTGCACCAAATGCTCTCCGGCCTGTCGAAACTGCTATGCGGAAAGGATGGCCGCCAGGTGGGCCAAGCATCCCAATCCGAAAATTTCGGATAAATATGGATGTGTCGTAGACAGGAACGGGCACTGGAATGACCAGGTGGTCATAAGCCTTGATCCGTTCATGCGTTTACCCAAAAGGGGCCGGGTAGTTTTTCTGGTCAGTATGGGTGACGTATTTCATGAAGATGTCCCGGTTGAGATTATTGACCAGTTCTTTGTTGGTATGCGTGCTTTTAATCAACACCAATATCTCATCCTGACCAAGCGCCATCAACGCATGAAAGATGTCCTGGACGTGATCGGTCAAAAGCGGGCCCAAACTTGGCCGTGGCCTTTGAATAATGTATGGCTGGGCGTCACCATTTGCGCTCAGGCCGAAGCTGATGAAAAAATCCCCATCTTGCTGAAGACTCAGGCCGCGCATTATTTCGTAAGCATTGAGCCTATGCTCGGGCCGGTGGATATCTCACCGTGGCTCAGATGCAAATCCTCTCGTCGGGGCGTCATTGATCCGAAAGCATATGTCAAAAGCCATGATACCGCCAAACTGGATTGGGTGATCTGCGGGGGTGAGACCGGCCCTGGGTCCAGACCGATGCAGCCGGCTTGGGTCCGATCATTGCGGGATCAGTGCCGGGATGCTGAAATCCCTTTCTTTTTTAAAGGCTGGGGGGATTGGTGCCCATCTGATTTTCAATATATAGACGGCTGCTGTAACAAAACCAACGGCCGTTACCATTATATCTTTGACGAAAAATGCCAGGGCCTAATGCGGAAATTGGGGAAAAAGGTTGCCGGTCGGACATTGGATGGAATCCAGCATAATGAAAAACCATTCTGATTGCATACAGTCGCTCAATCCACAATGGCCGGTTCTGTCCATCAGACAGCCCTGGGCCTGGCTGTGTGCTGAAGGTTTCAAAGATATTGAAAACCGCACTTGGGCAACCAAGTATCGAGGCCCTTTTTACATCCATACCGGCAAGACCCTGGATGAAATGTAATTCACAATGAAAAGTCGCAAAATTTACCTGGCCAGTTCTTGGAGGAACCCGGATCATCCGAAGGTGGTGGAGCTTTTACGCGAAGCTGGGCACAAAGTCTACGACTTCCGACATCCCAACCCGAAAGATACGGCGTTTTCCTGGGGTGATATTGCCGCCGGCTGGCTTGATTGGACCCCTGATGAATTTATCGCCGGCCTTGAGCATCCCATCGCTGAGGCCGGTTACCAATCCGACAAAGCCGCCCTCCACTGGTGTGATGGCTGCATTTTGCTTCTGCCATGTAACCGTTCAGCTCACTTGGAGGCTGGCTATTGCATTGGCCGAGGAAAGCCGACCATGATTGTTTTGAGCGAGGGTAATTTCGAGCCGGAGCTGATGTACTTGATGGCTGATGTTGTTGTGCCGGATATCAATTCCATCCTGCCCAAATTACCCGTACTGTGGCCAAATGTTCACGTCGATGAAAATGGCCATATTACAGTGACTACATATTAATATTGCAAAGCACCATTGGTGGCTTCAAAAGGGTGAAATCGTGATTGATAGCGTGATTATATCTCGGACCATTGATGATATTCAGACTTTTTTGGGGAAGGCCGCCGGTGGCGACAGATTTTATGTTCCCCTGGAAGAGGTGCGGGACCATATCGAAAATCTGGAAGATGAGCTACAGCAGTCTAAGTCCTGGGCAAATGAGCTGAAAGAGCGGGTCGAGACCCTGGAAAGGGACATCTCTGACCAGGACGGGTTCATTGAGAGGTTGGAGGAGAGGATCAAAAAGGCCAAAGACGTCCTTACTGGGCGGTTGGAGTGATGATGGCCAGAGGACAAAAACGCTGCCGTTGCGAGGTCACCCAACAGCCCAGGGCCACCCGGGGCTGGTGCACCAGTGAGCTGAAATGCTTCATCACCAGCACTGGCCGGAAGATCGAAAGCCGTTACAGCCGGGTGGTTTGCCCGAAATGCGGGGCCAGTTGGCGGACCTTGGCGGCCTATGCCGACGGTTTGCCGCATCCGCAATCATTTTTGCCGGGTTTGGAAGGTGAATCATGAATGCTGATCAGAGAAAAAAGCTGCTGGCCCTGATTCATGCGGCCAAGAAAAAAGCCTGTCTTTCGGATGCCGACTACCGGGCGGTGCTTTTAGAGGTGGTCGGGGTGGAGTCGGCCGGGGATTGCGATGAGCGGCAGTTGAAGAAGCTGGCCGATCATTTTCGGAGTTTCGATAGGCCGGCGGTTCGGAAGAATCACGGCGATGATTTCTACCGGATCATTGAGGGGACGCCCAACTGGAAGCAGAAGCGGCACATTGCGGCCATGTGGATCGAACTTGGATATTCGGCTCGCGCCCTGGATACTCGGGCCTACAAGCAGTTCGGGGCTTCCGATTTTACCATGTTGAGCGGCGAGCAGCTTCAGACCCTGGGGCGGGATCTGGCCAAACGTCTGGGCCGCCGGAAGAAAGGCTGAAGGCTTGGAACCGCTGGAATTGGAGAGCTTGAGGCATCGGGTGGAGCTTCGGTTCGGCACCATTCATGCCTTCGCCAAGGCCCGGCCGGCCGGGCTGGCCCGCAGCACGGTCTATCTGGTGCTGAGCGGGAAATACGGCGGCAATTTGAGCCGCCAGGTGGAGCGGATCAGCGCGGCCTTGGACGAACCGGTCCGGGATATTTTTGAAATTTTGAAGCAGGTGGCCTGTGCCCGTTGCCGGAAAAAACGCCGGCGCTCGAAGCAGTGCGAAAAGTGCTTTGAGTTGTGGCGGTTACAGGAGAAGGAGTTACGCGAGGCCGTCAGGCGGGAGTGAAGCCATGGGGAAGAAGAGCAAAATCGATCAGATCATCAAGCTGACCCAGTGCGGCTGGCGGGCCTACGAGGGCCAGGCCACGGCCGAGGTCTATGATAATCTTCAGTGCGACAAGGGCCAGCGCGGCCGGGCCCGCTGGTTCGCCCGGGGTGAAATGCTGGTCTGCATCGGCTGCGAGCGGAACTGCACTCTGAGCTGCCCGGATGGTTTTCAGTTGCCGCTGTTCAAATACCCGGCTCCGCCCCGGCCTTCTTTTCGTCTGAATCCGGATGAGCTTTTGGCCAAACGGAAGCTCCTGAAGATCGACGAAGCCGCCTATGTGCTCAACGTCAGCGCCCGGCAGGTCCGCAGCATGGTGCACGAAGGCCGCTTGAGCGTTACCCGGGATGCGCCCCAGCGGATTCCGGTGGAGGAAGTCCGGGCCATGGTCCGGGATGTTGATTTGTGGACCTCGCCGGCTGAATTGCTGTTGGACGAAAAAGCGAAAGCGATGGCCGACCGTGGCTGATGATTTTATTTATGGAATCTGCCGCCCCTGGAACGCCAGGATTACCGAAGAATTTTGCCGTCAATACAAAGCGCAGGGCAAAGACCGTTGCCAAACCTGTGAGAGGTTGATTATGAGCGAAACACTTGAAAAACAGATTATAGACAAGGACGTCCCGGCGACGATGCTGGCTACTGAAAATCATACCCCGCCCAAAAGATCAGAGCCATTTCACAAGGCTTTTAATCATGCCGCCGCCGGTCGATCTTCCGCCGACCTGGCGAGGGCCATCGGCGTCAGCCCGCCCACTGTGAGCAGGTGGCGGGCCGGCCAGATTAAGCCGACGCCAGAGGCCCTCCGCCGTATTGATGACGCCCTGGACACAGATTTTTATACCCAGTATGGAGCCGAGGCCACCGATCGGGCGGTGGCTGAACTCCGGACGGCTAAGGTTGGCAAGGGCTCGACGAAGCCGTCAAACCCTACAGTTGAGGCGGTCCAAAAGGCTGACGAGGCCATTGATGACTTTTTAAGGGGTTTTGGCACCAAGTCTGGGAAAGCTGCGAAGTCAATAGCTGAAGGCGAATTGATGACCACCGCTTCCATTCTGCCGATTCTCAGCCGGGTTCTGGACTGCCTGGAACTGGTCTTGCGGAATCTCAGCCCCAAATCTGAATGATTTGGCTTTTTCCAAACTTGCTTGACAACTTTCGTGGCTTCCGCTATGTTATTGGCAGGT